CATTCGGGCCTTTCTTGAGGAGCAACATTCCAGAGAGATAGGAATTATCCACAACAAGGTTGCGAGCCTTCTCAACAGCAATATGAGTATTGTAAAGATCGCGCCCAGCACCACGGGAACTCATCAAAGCACCACTACCAATCTCAACAGAAAACAACGCAAGGCATTCGCTCATTTTGCTGTAACGATCAATCTGTGTGCAAATCTCATCGCCAGATTTATCATCAAAAAGGAAACGGCTAATCTTACCATTTGGCTCACGAACCAAAAGCTCACCTAGCTCGACATACTTCGCGTCGTTCTCGTAGCTTGCTCCGTAGCTTCCTTCACGAATCCAATCCTCGTATCGGCGAGCATCGTCGTCGGAATCAAGTGTGCGTCCAGCAGGGATTGCATTGTTGATTGCTTTAACGAGATTCTTGATGTGCCAGCCTGCCATTGCGGACATCTGCGGGTCTTCAAGAACTGGCAACAACTCTGCAATTTGATAGCGGCGTTTCCGCGCCCAGATTGGAGTTGCTTCTGTTTCTTGTGGAGTCTCGATAGAAAAGAATGTGTAGTCTTGACGAAGGAACTCTGGCTTCCAATCACGAAGATCGTCCCAGCACAATGCACAGAATCCGAATGTGGTATTCTCGTGAACAACTTGGGCAACAATATCATCATGTCCCTTCCATCCACGGATACATTTTGTAATCTCTTCGCGGAAAACCTTGGTCTTGTTTTCAGAGTCAACTCCCTCAACAGGAAACTTTGTGTATGTCAGCGTAGGAGCTTGCTCAATGACTTGTTTGAATGGAGGCTGGATGCGGCTAACCATCGTGGACAAGAATCCTGTCGGACGATTACTGCGCCAGTTCTGCCCCATGCTTTCAAGCTTCTTTGCAGCATATGGAGGCTCATTGTTGAGCTTCTTTTGAATTAGTTGATTCTTGCGGTTACGCTCAACATTTTGCTGCTTCAAGCGACGATAGGCAGAGTGAGCTTGAGCGGCATCTTTGAATGTGCGACGAACTTGTAGCGTCTTTGGATCAACAGTATCTCCATTGCTAGTAGGAGAAGGATCAACAACATCAAGGTTTAGTGTCCTTGGTTTGCTTTGATCTGAAATGCGCGGAGCCTTGTTAGCGTAAGTATCGGTAACAATTGCGGGTAGCGGTTTTAAAACATCTGCCATAATTATTTATTATTCAACCAGCAAAATTCTGGCAAATCATTTGATTCGGATAGCTTGTCTTTGTCAAAGAAAATCGCAGTTCGGTTATCGTGTCGCAATAACTTACATCCACCTAGAACTTGTGATGATTTTGTATCCCTAGCATTTCGGATACTAGCACAGATGCGATCCGTTGCGGCAATGCAAGAAGAACATCCTCCACGCCAGTTCACATTATTAGGACATTGCCTGCAAATCTTAGCTCGTTGTTCAGCCAAGTCATCGCTAACAAGTTGAGTCCTCTCGTTGGAATGCAATATGTTCCTAGCCCAAGTGGAGATGTCATTCATCAACTCACTTCGACCTGTAGGACTCGTTACACTTGTTACAACAACCATGTCAACACCATGGCAAAAGTGAGGCCAATTACCACAAATATAGTTAGTTACATCGCCCTCTACATCGCCTAGCGAGATATGATTTTCTGCACGATAATTCGTTACATTCTCAAGTAGGTTTTTGTAACTACTTCCAGTAATCTTAACATCACTCTCCATGTAGTGATGTCCTCCGGGCGGAATTAGTCCTTCGATTGGTTTAGGCATAGATTATTCTGAAAAATCTACATACTCCATTTTTTCGATACCTTGCAAGGCTTTTGTTCTTGTTGGCAACTCTGGCTTTGCATCGGTCATAGTCGCAATTGCGCCTCCTCGTTGTCTCAAAAGAAACACAAGCAAGGAAAGTGAATCCAATGCGTCTGGCGAATGTTGCCGTGTGCGCTTGCAGTAATCGCCTTTGCTCTCCACACGAACCAGACCTTGGCCCTTTTGCTTGTATCGTCTCGCAGTAGCTTGGCGAACCAACTCCTCGCTACGAAACCCCGGCGAGATTTTCAGATACTCAAACTCAAGATATTTCGCTAGACCGAAAATCAATTCAGTAACAACGCCAGAATAAAGTTGTGATGCTGGCAAGGAATCGTCGCCAAGAATGTGAGTATCCGTAGCCGCTGTTGAGTAATTCACTCCAAGCACATCTCCCCACACAGACTTCAATGAATCATGGATGCCAGCACCATTGCCTGTTCGGTCAACGCATACCCAGTTCGGAGAGATACGCATATTCTTGCAGAATTTGATAATATTTGTGGACTGCTCCAATGTCGCGGCCTTTGGAAATGGAATCTGTGAGTCGAGTTGCAATACAACCTTGGGCTTCTTGTAATCAACAAATCTGCCACTCATTGGTGTATAGCCGTCAGAAAGCCCAAATCTTCCAAAAGAACAGATTACTTGGTCATTGCCCTCCAAAGCCAAATCGAACGCACATAGAGGCACTACAGGCCCAATAAAGCGGGTAATTCCCATGGCATTGTCCATCATGCTTGGAGTCATTATCGCCATGGACACACCTTCCTGCGGGAACCAGCCCCTAGCCATGGTGTAATATTCTGCCGTCTTGCCCTTAGATTCGTAGGCTTGATAGCCTTCGTGAGTCTGAAGACCGGGGAATACAATCTTCTTCTCAATCACATTCTCGCACTTCGCGGCATCCAATCGCAAGATATGCCAACCATCTCGACTCTTCCATTCCAAGTCATCCTCGCAGTCAATAGACCCCCAGCCTGATGTTGGCTCACAACGCTTCCCAAATTCACTTGTCCTATCTTTCGGGTTACTTGCCGCAAAAATCTTAATTCGCCCCTTTGCGCCTTCCGTATCCGCCGCAGACAAGATGTTCTGCAAGCCTTCCCAGACACCAGCAGGGACTTCTTCTGCTTCGTCCAGCACAACATGAGTCCTAGACATCCTTCCCCATTTCGGGTGGGACTTCCCACTTCTTGGGCTAGGATGGAATCCGCGCAATGTTCCAGTTCCACTATCGCCCCTTGGAACAGCAACTAGGTGAATGCCATTCTTATTGTCACTATTAGCTTGGATACTTTTTACAAGTGTCTCACTACCTTCAAATTCTGGTCTGACTAATGCAGTAGTATAGAACTTCTTAATAGCTGCAAATACATTTCGCTGTGCGTGTTCGGCAGTCAGCGACACAACTTTAATACAAGTATAGTGAGGATCACGCATCCAATCCAACAAGAACCATGCCGCCGCACCGAATGTTTTACCCATCGCGCCTGCACCTTGGATCAGCAATTTATCGTGATCGAACAAACATCTCCATGTGTTTTGACTCGACATTGGTCGCCAATCATAGACCTGCGGCCCCCAGAGAATCGTTGCCGCTGCTTCAAACTGGTCTGCATCCAACAAACTTTGGACATAGGCTTGAACAATTTCCTTGGACTTTGGAATATCCAATTCAATCTTACCCTTCACACTGCCAGCATTTAGAATGATATGCTTTGCCGCATACACAATTCCAACATCTTCATCCCTGTCAGCCTCTTCCCGAATCTCCTCGGCTAACTTGATCGTTCTATTTACGCTTCCGCCTATCACACTAGTTCTGGTAGGTTCCGTTCGCTCTTAAAGCGAATCAACAAGTTCCACACTTGCTCAAGCGTATCATCGCAACCTTTAACTCGGCGATTAGATTTCTTGCCGTCATCGTCATAACTTTCAACATTAAACTCTTTAAACTCGCCAGAATCATATCGAAGTTTACTTCTAATCTCGTTTTCCAAGTCGCTAATGACTAACAATGCATCAAGTCCAGACAACGCATAAGCATGGTCATCTTGTTCTTCTGGTAGCGAAAATTCTAAAATAGCCCTCATATGTTTTTATTTATCCATTCTGCAACTCGTTTAGCTTGTGGCGTTTCTTCTCTTATTATCTGATCATAGCAAACATCTCCGTATGACTTAAATATCTGGACATTATTTACTAACCATCCCATATGGTATCCAGAACGCATGAAGTCAATGAAATTCTGCGTAGCTTCTCTATCAACGACAAAGTTTAACTTGCCAAATTTATTCTCCCAATACTCTTTTGGTTGGCAATTAATATGCCCATGACCACCTTGCCCCGGCACTGCTGCTGAGAAGATAATCGTCGGAGCCAACTCTGTTAGCTTCTCTACAACATAATCCGCTTCATACGGATCAATATGTTCTGCTACCTCCAGACAGATAGCCAAGTCATACTTTCCGTCCTCATCAAACATCGACTTGATTGTTTCTGGACAACGCTTATCTGGATCAATGCCAATAACATCGTAACCCAACTCACGCAATGCTTGGACATAAATCCCCGGCCCACAACCTACATCAATTATTTTCATATTCAATGATCCATGTCATCTCTGGACATATAAAGAAATAAACCACAGAAAATAACAATTCCTAATATTATGTATATCATGGGTAATTCTTCATTCCTGCATATAAGCCATTGCCATCAGCATACCAGCCCCTATCCGTATAAACATTCATCACATCTTTGAAGTATTTCTCATACATCGGGGCAACTTTTCCCAGCGTGAAGTTCTCGCCCCACTTCCTGCAATCTATCGGCTTGATGTCATCAATATTATTGATCGCATCCACAAAGTCACCCATCGTCCTGCATCGGAATCCTGTGATGCCATGCAGATTGTTCTCTGCGAACGATCCCCAGTCTGTCGTTATCGTTGGAGTTCCACACAGCAAGTTCTCAACCTGAACCCCTCCGAATGGCTCGATATACATGGAAGGTAAAAAACTAGCCTTCGCATTTGCCATCAATTCCTTGCGCTTTACCACACTGGCATATCCGACATATTCAACATGGTCAGGCAACTTATATCCTTCTTCTTTCTGCCCTGCAATGACGAGTTTAACACCTGCCTTTTCAGTGGCTTGAATCGCAACATCAACGCCTTTGCCAGAATAAACCCTGCCAAGATATAGGAAATAATCTTCTTTCTTATGGTTAAATTCAAAATCTTCTTCATCGAAATAATTTGGAATCACAACATCATACCAATCTTGATTGCATTGACCAACATTCTTTAAGCCACAATAGGCGTGATAAATCGCGTAACTCTCCCAAACTTTCCACCGCGCCCAATGCCCTCCCGCATATCCAATGCCCGGCTCAACGCAAATCATGTCTTGATGAGCATCACAGATTGGCCTTACTCCACTACCCCAGAAAGGAAGAATAAAATCATTCTTCTGCTTTCGCTTTCCTACTTCACGAATTGCGTTCTTATAAAAAGTCTGATACGCATGATCGTTCGTGTTGAACTTAAAGAATGTTTTTCTCCAATCATGCGAGCCATAAGACTTCTTAAAATCATCGTTCGTCAAAACTGGCACATTCTCCGTGCAGATTAAATCCGAATCCTCATGGCCGTAGTGAATCACTTCATGCCCTCGTTCGGTCATCATCTTGCCAAACTTCACCACCTTTTGCGTATATGCACAAGCATTGAACTCTTTTGAGGTGACTGTGTGCGGAAGCGAAAGTGAGTGAAATCTCATATGTTTATTTATTGTCTGAAATCCTAATCAATTCTATTCCGAAATCTATTGCAAGCGAAATGCTCGTGATGTCTCTGTCGTAAATATCACGATA